CAAGAGCTGCAAAACATTGGCTTAGCTAATATGCTACTGAAGAATGGCAGGCTGAGGATAGCGAAGAACTGCGAAGAGCTGATTGGCGAGATTAAGAGATACAAGTGGAAACGCTTGAAGCTTGGGAGCGAAAAGAACCATCCCGAAACGCCTGTCGACAAGGATAACCACTATATAGACGCATTGTTATATTTGATCGCGAGCTTGGAACAATTACGATCAATTGATCCAAAAGAAGAAGAATATAAGCGGTCGCTTGAGTGGAAAGTGATCCAGAAAGGGCGACAAAATAATGCTGATGTATTCAGCTAGGAGGTTGAATGAAGTATATAGACTTAGAAAAATGGCTGGGCAAGCGGGTATTGATCCCTGAGAATGATGTAATGATACTGGTGCGCCCGAATGGCGAAGGGTATATTGTTGACATTGTAACCAAATATATGATGTCAGATGAAAAAGGACGAAATGCGTCAATAATTTTCAGTGTTAATATTGGGACAAAAGAGAAACTGGATGAAATATTGAATGATTTAGGAGGTCAAAATGGACGAATTATTAAGAAGGCTTGAGAAGTTAGAAGCATTATATCGAGACAATATAGATTCTAGGTTGCAAGAAGTAGAGCGGAATAAAAGTTATTTGAATATAGAGCAGCGTTTCGAGAGTATTTTCGCACAATTGGAAGAAATGGCCAGTAAGCTTGGGGTCGTGCTAAGTAGATTACAGGTAATTAATTTAGATAAGCGATTTCTTGAGTTATTCACGGATGATGAATTGCGAGAATTTTATAATCAGGCTGATATTGGTTTGAAAGAGTTAGCGGTATTTATTGAGAAGTATATTTCCGGTAAGCATTGCGGGATAGACCAGGCGAGTAAATATAAGGATGGGCATGTAAAAGATTTACAGATAAGATCAAAAGTAGGTAAGTTTTTGAGGGAATATGCGCTCACAAGAACAAAGGCTGATTAAGCTATTGCAAGACATAAATAATATTTGCACTTTCTTTGGTGTGAATGATTATAGTAAGAAAGAGATAAGGTTATTATGGGCGTATGCGGGGAAGACAGAGTATGACATCGCAGACATTATCTGTATTTCTCCGGAGCGTCTGCATAAATACAGATATAACATAGAAACCAGCCGGAAAAAGCGGATATTATTGTGTAAAGTATTATTGGAGGTTATAGATGGAAATAATAATAAAGAATAAAACACGAATTCCGACGCCATCCCGAGACGAAATCAAAAGTATGGAAAAGAAAGGATATGTTTATGCGTATCCACGCGAGATAGAATCAGAAGCGGCGAAAACGCGAAGGCATAACGATAAAATGCTGGATGAATCAATTAAAAAAGGGATAAAAGAAGGGCTTGACAAGATTGAATATGGGTATAAGCCTTCAGAAGACTTAAAAAAGTCCGGAATAATTAGCGAGGTTAAATGAATAAACTTTGGAAGATTGCAAATGATATGTGGCAGAAAGGCGAAGACAAATCTTCTGAAGTTTTAGATTATAAACAATATTGGGAAGGTATTTTACAACGCCCTGCGAAAATACCTGAAGTAATGTTCAGGGACACTAAAAAAACAAGCCATAACGTTTGTTTCAATATAGTTGAAACAAAACTTGCTAATATTCTTGATATGCAATTCACGGTTAATGTCCTTCCTGAATATAGCCCATTCGCGACACCTGATACAATGAAACTACAAAACGCATATGCTGATATATTAAACGCGGAGACGCATAATATTTTAGATCGCAATGACTTTGACTCGATTAAGGAAACAGTATGTCGCTGGGGATTAATTGGCGGGTTTGGCGTATCTCAAACATTATGGGACACTTCCGAAGATAAGCGTGGCGATGTAAAGATTAAGACAGTAAAACCATATAGCGTAAGATGGTCTAAGCAGGCGACCAATATATCTGAAACTTCATTTGTTGGTTATGAAATAGAAATCAACTCAGATTATGCGAAAGAATTATACGCGAAAAATCCTGACGGAAGTTATGATGAGGAGTTATGTAAAAAGATTGATAGTCTTGCCGGGATTGATATTTCAAAGAAAAACCCGAAAGAAATAACAGGCGTTGAAACCGCTCAATCAGATGATACAATCGATATTGCATATATATATAAGAGACAGGGTGGCGACCGATCGTTTGGGCAGTCTAAAATAATTAAATTTATAGTTATGTTTATAATTGATAATAGTTTTTATTTGGATGAAGACGAAAAAGATAAAATGATATACGAAAACTCTAAAATGTATCCTAATGGCAGGATAATTGTATTCAGTCCGGACGAAGAACAGCAATTAATTATGGAAGATAGATCAGCGCCTGAAGCGTTTAAGAATTTAGGTAATTTAGATTTCTTTAACCCTAGTAATTTTGGCGAGTTTGTTGGGATGGGCGAGATCGAGCAATTAATCCCAATCCAAGAACGAATTAATGGCGTATTAATGAAGATACGCTGGCTTATACAGAACCATATAGCGATACTGGTAGCAGAAGAAGGCACGAACGATGGCGCAGATGGGAGTTCGTATGTTGTTCATCCGGTAAAGTTTATCGAGCCTGGTCAAACACCGCCTATGGCAATCTCAAATGATACACTAAAATATGCTTTACAATTAACGGAGTATGTGAATCATCTAAAATCTGAGGCATTAGAGACCGCAAGGTTAAACGAAACAATGGTAAACGGAATGCGGCAGACAGGGACAACATCCGCTGACCAGTTAGATATTTTACAAGAAAGCCCGATGTCTTCGATCAGACTTTTACAGAAATCGTTTAAGCTTTATGTAGAAAGTTTAGGCGAAAAGATAATTGCGCTTGTACATAATTACTATAATTTTGAGCGTTTAGTAAGTTTATCAACCGGCGTGAATAAGCAATTTGCAAAGTTCCATGAAATAAATAAAGAACGCGCAGTAACGCTTTATGACGAAGCGATGAAAGTTATTTCTACGTTCAAAGTTGATCCTAGCTGGAAATTTAAAGTTAAGGTAGTCGCAGGGACAGAAATACCTAGGTCAAGGCGTGAAAACGCGATGATAACCGAGAAATTATTTAGCATGGGTGTATTTGGCGATCTTCAAGACATAGATTCTTTAGAGCTGTATTTAAAATCGTTAGATTTCCCGAATTATCGGGCAATTATTGATTTAAAAAAGAAAAAAATGGAACAAGCGGCAAAAAACCCGGCAACAATACCCGAGATCACACAAATTTTATTAAATCCTATGCTATCTAAATCGTTCTCTGAAATTATGAAATCTTTAGAGTATAATTCAAAGGCTAAAGAGCAATTGTTACAGCAAATAGGTCTCATCCCGCAAATAGATAAACTTGAGGATGCGCCTATCCAAACGATTGCTTCTAAAGCCGACATCAAAGAAGTAGTAGCAATGACGAATAATGCTGTGTCAAACAATAATCCTGCGGCAAATGAACAAGGTCGCATAATTGCAGGCACAATTTTAGAAGAAGAAAAAAAATAAGGAGGATTTTATGAGGTATCAGTTACACCAAAAATTCAGTACAACCATAAACCTGGATATTGAAATTTTGGGACTTAAACCCGGCTCACAGATGGTTAATCAGTCAGGAATAAGAGAAAATCATTATGATATAAGTTTGAACGGAATCAGAACGACATTATCTGAGAGTTTGTTAATATTATTTATTGAAAACAATATTAAAACAGAAATAGATAAAGTTGCATATACAGTAGCTATTTCTATTCCTGAAATTGAATTGCCTGAAGAAACGAAGAATAGCACTAGCGACGAAAAAGTAAAAATAGTAAAAAAGAAAAAGGAGAAATAACATGGATCCGAAAATAACGGAAGGTTTGCAGATGATTCTTCAGCTCGAGGACATAAACGAAATAAAAAAGATCGCTCAAGGATTACTAGGAACACAACAGCCGGCAGAAGAATCTTTTGAAAGCCGTCTTGGCAAAACGATGGAGGGCTAATATGGATAATGAAATTGCTTCAATAATTGGACAGCAGAGTCAACCTGAATCAGTTGTTGGGTTTTGCACTAACCCTGGCGGAAGACCGCAATTAACGAACAATCAATTACGTCAAATAGCTTTGCATTTAAAAAAAATAGAAGAAGATAAAGCTAAACAGGAAATGGAAAATAGAAAAATAATTTATTAAAACGAACCGAAAGGAGTTTTTTATGGTCATTGAAAATTTAGAAGTTAGCCCGGCAATAGAGAATGCTGGGGCTGAGAACGTGAGCGAACAGAATCCAATATCTGAGCCAACAGACATCCAACCCGCTGAAGGAGGCGCACAAGCCCAACCAGCCAGCGAAGATGTAATAGATTGGACAAAAGATAAACGATTCGGGAAGATGTGGAGTAAAGACGGGAAGCCTGACCCTAACTTGCTTTTTAAATCATTTAAAAGCATGGAAGACATGTATTTACCGCTTTCTACACAAATGAAAAAGTTATCGGGGCTTGCGAGAGAAAAGTTTGGGCTTGAAAGCTTAGATAAATTAGAAGATTTTGCGAAGTCTTATGACGAGCTTAAAACTAATTCAGAAGACTGGAAAACAAAATCGTCATTCTTGGATTATTATTTAGGGCATCCAACCTTAGGCGCTAAAGCGGCTTCAATGCTGCAAGAGCTTGAGAATTTGGATTTACAAGATAAATATCCAAACATGACAAAAGAACAGATAGAAAAAAGCCAAGAGCTTGACGAACGCATAAAAGCAATCGAAGCGCGCGAAGCAAAAGAACGCGAATTTGTTTTACAAAAAGACGCTGAAACTAAATTAAGCGAATCGATTGAGAAGATTAAGAAATATTCGCAATCAAAAGGTTTTGATTTTTCAAAAGAAATGCGAGATCAGTTATTAGATCATTTAATTAAGAATAAAACGCATATAGATAATATTTTTAGCGCATATTTAGATTTATTCGCTGAAAATATAGAAAATTCGTATAGTTCGTTAAAAGAGAAAGAAATTTTAGAAAAATTGCAAAAAAACAAATCTGGTGTAGTGATGGGCGCGCATTCAAAAACCCCAGCTTCAAAAACACCAACATTTGAAGAAAGTATGCAAGATTATGTAGAAAGTATTATATAGGAGGCTATTATGGCTCAGCAGACAAACGAAAAAGCAGCTGTCGTGGTACAAGAGATTTTAAAACAAGTTCCTGATGGTTTAGCAAAAGCAACACCACTTTGGGAATGGCTCTCAAAGGGCGGTAAAAAAGAAGCAACAGGCGGATTGTATTTACAGTTCCCTATTAAATTAATAAAGAATACGACACAAAACTTTATATCAGGTACTTCCGGCGTAGTTGGAACAACCCCAAGCGTTCAGATGCAGTATGGTGTTCTTAACTGGAAATATCATTATATGTCAGTTAACTTTACTTTAGAAGATCATACGATTGCACAAGGCAAAAATCAGGTGGTTGACTTTTTCGCTCAAAAAGTAAAAGGCGCAATATCTGATAGAGTCCGTCAATTATCATCTAGTGTCCATGGCACATCAACATCTAATTCTTTTCTATTTGAAGGATTACAAGATATTACAGCAGCTAGTGGCACAGCTTATGCAGGCTTGACTGATACAGATTATACAGATGATACTACAGCGTATTTACCGCTTATTACAACATACGCAACACCAAACTATACATCACTTAATAAGATGATACAAGGCGTTCGAGCAAGAATGCAGACAAGCGCGTTCCAGAGCGACGGGATACTTGGATTAATGAATACTGCGACATATTCATATTTCTTAAATTCTGTAGTAAACTCGCAACGCTTTGTAAACGAAGAAGCTGTCGCGAAAATGGGATTCACAGGCTTTTATGTAAATGGCGTAAACTTTTATCTTGACGCTGATGTCCCGGGAACACAGGACGGATCAACAGCAGATAACTATATTTATATTTTCCCGAAAGAAATTATGCAGTTCCATTCTGTATATGGATTAGGGAAGAAATCGCCATTTGACGAAGAAGTAAGAATGCCGACACAGCCGATCAGATCAATACAGAGCTTCCTTTGCGGAAACATGGCTTGTGTAAACAGACGTCTAGTAGTAGTCAACAAAGTATTTGTTGCCTAAGGAGGAAATATGTCTAATACATTATATGCAAGAACAACGCTAGGGAACATTGCGGATTTAACCACACCTAGCTCTACACAAAAATATGTTTTAGGAGAGCAAGTACTAGCTTATGATTCAGACAATAAGGTTATAGCGAAATACGAATATGTTAAATCGCATGGTACTTTAGGTATTAATATCCCTTATGTTATAGTTGCCTCTTCAACGGCGGGTTCAGAAGTTATAACAGCTGCTCCATTTACATTAGCAGCACCGGGCTTAAGAGTTTGTGTTCCACAGGTCGCATTCACGAGCGGTTATTATGGATTTGTATTAATCCAAGGGATTGGCGATGCAATCATGACAGCGGAAACATACGCAGTAGGCGATCATTTACAGGTGCTTAATGCAGGCGTTGCAATGGTGGTTGACGGGTCAACAGGTTCAACGACCTATTCAGTCAATACTTGTGCTATCTGTAAAGAAGCGGGTACAACCGCAGTAGCAAAATCTATATATTTAATTAATAGACAAGCAGTTTGCGCAGCTTCATAAGGAGGTTATATGGCTTTTTCATATACAGTAACTGACTCAGTTAATTTGGGTAATAAGCGTAGAGCCTATGGCACTTTCACGAACGCGTCAAGCAGCACAGGCGGCGATATTGTGACCGGATTAGCTAGCGTGGATTCGTTTAGTTTAACACATACAGCGTCAAGCGTTGTAACAAACGCGCCTGTAGTAAACGAGACAATCCCATTAGCAACAGGCACAGTAACAATTGTAACCGATGCTAACGGATGCGGGCTTTGGGAAGCGATAGGAAATTAACCAATGGGGGGGGGATACTTTGTCTCCCCCCTAATGCGAGGATAATATGAGCGTTTATATCAGATACCAGGTTCAGCCTAAAGAAGTCGATACAAACGGCAACGAATTAGAGCTTGAACAATATACGATAGAATCGGCAGGCGATGCGTCTGTTAAATATGTTCGCACGCTTTCAAATGCCGATAAATACGTTGATCTTCCTGTTATAGCAGATCATACGTCAGTTGAATTTATAAGTAATCAAGATGTATATTTTTCGATCTGCGATTCAAGCGGGACACAGCTTTTAGAAATTGAAGCATGCAGGAACCTAGTATTAAAAGCAACGCTTAATTATACTTATCAAATTAAAAACATAAGCGGCGATGACGCAGATGTTATTTGGCGGTTATATCTATAATGGGGGTTTCCATAGCTTGCAGTAAAAAAAAGAAAAAGAAATAAGAGGTTAAATTATGGCAATTACAATCTCAGGAACAGCTGGGTGTCAGTTCGATATTACTACAGTTGATACCGCTACATCAACAGGTAGTAAGACTGTAGAATACAAAACGGAAACAGGGATACGATCAGTAACTTATACAGACGCTAGTTTACCCGCAGCGCTTGCAGGGCAGGTGGGGACAGTAGGTACAGACTTAGATTTATATTCGATTAGCGATGTAAATGATGGTACTTACTATATGCGGTTACAAGATAATAGCTCAGCAATATCATTAAGCGAGTTATTAACAATAGTTATCCACAACAAAGAAGCATCAGGCACGATCACTGTTGCACCAGGATCAAGTAATAGTTTATTAACAGCAAGCGAGCAGATCACGCTTGACGCAGGCCAGGCGGTTCAGCTTACATGGCCAAGCACAGCGCCTAAAACAGTTGACGCTACGCATAGGACAATTAAGCTTACAGGCTCAACAACCAATATGGATTGCGAAGTTTATATCCTAGGGAACTAAAATGAATGTAAGGGAAACATTAAGGCGTATTAATTTCAAGATAGGCACGCTTGATGATATAAGCGGGCGTGCTATTAATCCTATAATCCCTAATAGGAACATAATTGATGAGCTTAATATGCAAATGGTCAATTATGCTAATATAACTAAAGGAATTCAGGATATTTATTCATTTCCACTAGAAACAAATACCCCGTTTATAGAGGCTCCTGTATTATCTCTAAAAGGGTCAAGTTATTTTTATGCATACATTGTTTCACGTGGAACAATTTTTCCTATGGACTTTAGGGCACAACGCGATGTTTTTCCTGTTTTTAATACTTCGCCCATCCAGGGGATATCTAATTGGATGATGCCTTGGGAAGCAGGCAAAAAGAGTTATTTAACCTTGTTCCCTATGAATAGCATAACAAGACAATCAAGCGTTCTAACAAATCCTATAGCGAAAGATGATACCACTATTCCAGTTGCGGCAAGTTCCGGCTTTATCTCTACTAATGGCCGATTAACCATAGGCAGCGAAAAGATATTATATTCATATAAAGACTCAACAAATTTTTACGGGTGTGTGCGTGGGGTCGAAATGACGACTGCTGTTAAACATGACACTAACTCAGATGTTTTAGAAAATAATGTAATGCTGTTTTATGCGCGATTACCTATTAAAATTGAGGTTTTTGATGATAATATCATAGAAAAAGCTACATTAGATCATGAAATTGAAATAGTAGAAGAACACTTGAACGGGATTATAGACGCGATCGCGTATAGTTTACTTATTAAAATTGATCCTGAACGTGCTAAAGTTTATAAGGTTGATGCGGACGCTCTTTATTCTCAATATAAATTAGATGTCAAAAAGGGTAGCGCAGCCAATAAAAATGGAACTAATTTTAGAATGCCGTATCCAATAAATGAAGGGGGAATACCTTATGGCGCTAATTTTGTCGGATATTAATTTATTATGCAAATTAGTTTTAATTTATGGCGTATTTTTAGTTTTTAATTTAGGGTTTATTTATTTTGTGATACGTCTTGTTTTTTTCGCATTCTTGAAAAAAATTGATCCTAAGAATGCGGTAGAAATACCTATTACTTTTGATTGGGTTAAGCGTGAACGACAAGCTAAAAGATATGCAAAGTCTGTTGAAGGATTAAGTTAATGGCAATTCAGGCAATACAAAAGTTTAAAGGCCTTAAAAACGATGAAGACATTAAACAGGTGCCTTTAGATTATTTCTATTCCATGAAGAATTTTAATTATTTAGATACTGGCCTTCTTGGGATAGAAAAGATTACATTCCCTGAACAGACTGCAGAGCTTAGCTCAACATATATTGACGGGTTATTTGAATATAAATATTTAGATAGCTCAAATGTATTACAAACAGAATATATGGGTGTTACGGGTGGTAGTGTTTATAAAGATGTTTTAACTACTCCTGTTCTTTTAAAAAGCGGACTAAATACGGGGAAAGTTTCGTTTGCGATCTTTAATGACAAATTATTTATTGCAAATGGCAGTAATTATATTAATATTTATGACGGAAATATTGAAATAATTACTGAAATGGGTGCGCCGTATGCAGAAGTGACTACGACCCCAGGTAACCCTGACGGAACATATTATTATGCAATGACGTATGTTACAGCAGGTGGAGAAGAAGTCTTAGGCAGCGTAAGTAATACTGTAACAGTAAGCTCTGAACAGGTAACTTTATATTTACCTTTAGGCTATACGGGGACTTTACAGCGTAAACTTTACAGGACTGTAGATAGCGGCACAACGCTTAAATTATTAGCGACTGTGGCGGATAATACAACATTAACATATACGGATAATATAGCGGATGGTTCTTTGGGTGCGAATATTCCTGCAGTAAACAATGAATTGCCTAAGCCATATTTTTTAAGCGTGGCGTCGCAAAAAATATTCGCAACTGTTGTAAATAACTATCCAACACAGGTATTTATAACAGATACTAATATTGACGTATTAGACGCGGCAAGCGCTTTAGATGTTGCGAACTATGGCGCTGATAACACTTCAATTAATGCAATAGGTAATGATTTTAATAAGATTGTTATAGGAACTGATAAAAATATTTATTTCATTAATCCGTCCGATAATAGTGTAGCAGTAACACGCGCGAATATCGGGATTAAAAATGGATATAGCTTAGCGTCTGTCCCTGCAACAAGCGGGTTCCCTGGTGGTTTGATGTTTGTATCAACGCTTAATGATGTAAGAGTCATTAATGGGTTACAGGCTCTCCCTGTAGCCACCAGCTTAGATAATGTAAGCACTGAAAATTGGGCGCAGAATGTTCGAGGCACGCTTGAGGGCGACTTAACGTCTGCAACTAACATTTACGCTACGTTCTTTAATTATAAATATCATTTGATTGTTGATAGTGTAAGGTATGTTTATGATATTCGGACGAATGGCTGGACATACCACGACATTTCAACTGATTCATATACGTGGAAGCCATATATAATGGCTGTTCTTAATAACGTTCTTTATAACGGGCAGGAAGATGGCTGGATTGAACAGGAATATGTAGATACTCAATATCGAGACGAAGATGTTGAGGCGTTTATAGAAAGTCCATATTTATTAGTATCTAAAGATTATAAGTTTGTTCAAAAAATGGTTATGTGGTTTCAGCCCGTACGTAACACAACACTTGCGATTGAGATCGTAAGCGATAATAACCGATCTTTTAGTTTAGAGTCTGAGTTTAAGCTTTTAGATACAAGCTTAATGTTTGAGTCCGGGATATTTGATTCGTCATATTATGATGATCTTGCATTCAATGCAGAAGAAAAAGGCATGGATTATAAAGTGATTAATATAAACAGAAACATACGCTGGATTAAATATAAACTAACTGTTACAGAAGGTTCTATAAGCTATCAAGGTTTTGAACTGCATTTTGATCAGTTAGCGAATAAGGAGTTATAATATGGCATTTTTAGACACAATAGGGAATGTAGCTTCAAGCTTTTTAGGCGCGTCAGGCGCAGCTAAGGCAGCAAAAGAACAGGCTGCAGCGTCAAGATATTCAACAGATGTTCAAGCTGGGTTACAGCGCGAACAAACTCAGTTACAGCGCGAACAAGAAGCGGCGCGGCTTAAAGCATACCAAAACATGCTAGACCGTGCAGGCGATATTAGCGCCTCAGGCGAAGCCGCGCTTTATGAGACTGCAAGTAAATCGCCTGAGGAATTACAGCAGATGAAACAAGACCTTTTAAGCGGGACATCTGAGGAGTTAGGAATGTTACGTGGCGAAATGGGCGCAGGGCTTGCGCAGCAGGGTATTCGTGGCGGGCAGGCCGCAACGCAAATGCGTAGAGGGTTAGGCGAATATACAACCTCTGCAACACGTGATATTAACCAATTAATGGCAGAAGACGCGCAACGTCGTCAGGCTGCGCTTTTAGCGTATCAGAACGCAAAAGGGATGGCAGGAACACAAGGTCAGTTATCATTATATTAGGAGTATACAATGGCTATATTTGACTACACACCAATGTATAAGAAATTTAAAGTGGAAGAAAACCCTAACCCAATTAATCCACGTGAAGAATCTATACGCCGAAAATATGAAGATTATTTGGAAAACGATGTTAAAGAACCTGGGTTCAATCTAGGCGCGGTATATGAAAGCGCTAAAGAAGGTGTTAAAAAGCCTAATAATAATATTTTAGGTGCGATAAGCGGAGCAATTAAAGGCGGATTAGAATATATGGGCGGTTCTCAAGGCGCCAAAATACTAAGCGGTCTTACCTCTGATCCGTATATGGCAATGGGTTATTTAGACGTTGCGAAAGAAAAGGGTGCGAAAGAAGCTGTTGAAATGGAAGCCTATCGAAAGCTTAAACAGGAACAAATGGATGATAGGTCTAAATACCTGGAAGAACAAAAGAAAAAACAGTCCATGGCAGAAGTTGGGGCATTTTTAAAAGATAATCCTGATTATTATTTAGAAGGGCTTAGCGCTACAGGGAACCCAATGATCAGGCATAAACTAAAGAATATTCTCATTGATACCGTTACAGGAAAAGCTTATGATTTCGCCGGGAATGAGGTTGAGCCCGATATGTTTGAAAAAATGAAATCACATAGATTAACGCCTAGTATTAAATACCAGAAAGAAAAAGCGCAGGTGTTGGGCGAAGCTAAGCAGAAAGTAGAAGAGGGCAAAATATCAAGTGAACAAGCGGGCAGATATGTATTAGCTAAAACAGCAATTGATGATATAGAAAGCGCTAAAAAAATACTATTCCCTACAGGCAAGCCTGAATCGTTCAGGCGTGATCTTGCGGCATTATCGGATATGCCATTTATTGGTGGGGCAGCTCCTTTTAGTAAAGAAGGACAATTATTATATAGTAGATTAAAAAGTTCGGTCGCGGCTAAAGTTTTACTCGGGACGGGTGTTGCCGCTAGACCTGAAGAAGTAGAAGCTCAAATAAAATCGTATGTTGCTAACTGGAAAACACATCCTGAAGCGGCTATAGATGAGTTTGATAGATTAATAAAGTTTTATAAAGACTATCTTCAGCTTGCGGAAAAAAAGAGAATAGATAAAACAGAACCGAAACAAGAAAAAAGTATAAAAAATGTTGAGAATGTACGTTCAAAGTATGATTATTAGGTGTTATTATGTTAAATGAAGAAAGCAGACAAAAATTAGATAGTATCGTTGCAAAAATGGTTGAAAATAATGAGTCGGATGATACTATTCAATTGGTTGTAAATGATTTCAAAACTAAATATGATGAATCAAATAAATCGCCTATATTGTCTGGTGTTGAAGCATTGGTTCAGCCTAGTAAAGAAAAAGTGGAACAATTACTTAAGCCAACGGACACAATTACTAAGGCTGCGCAAGAACCAAGAGAAACAGCAAAAAAACTATTAACAACGGCACAATATGTAGGCGGTATTTCTCCATTTAGCGGGATAACAACAACCCCAACAACTGAGTTTGGGATACAAAAATTAAGAGGTAAATCAACCAAAGAAGCCGGGAAAGAAGCGTTAAAAGCTGCAGCTTGGGATGTAGGCCTTACGGCAGCAACGCTAGGCTTTCCTTTAGCTAAACAAGTGTTTAAAAAAGGAGCAAAAAAAGCTGTCCCTTTAATTACAGAAACATTAACCGGTGTCCCAAGGGAAGCCACAGGACGCGCGCTTGGTAAAGAGTTCGCAGGAAAATCAATACTTAAAGGTAAAATTAAATTTAGACAAGCTTATAATACACTAGGACGTAAAGCTCAAGACGCAATAAATTATGTAAAAACAGCAGCTGGGAAGGCAGTAGGGAATGAAGCAAAAGCTTTAGAAGGGATTAAAACAAAATTCGATTTTTCAGATGTAACAAAAAATATAGACGATGCAATAGCTGCGAGAAGTTATGGTGGCAGACAAACACTTTCAAGTAAAGATATGAATAAAATAATTGGTTTTCAAAACGAGATTGCGAAAACTAATTCTCCTGCAAGACTATATTCGATTAAAAGAAGTATTGATGATACTTTGAAATATGCTACAGATGCAGTAAAGCCAAGCTCGGAAGCTGGGGAGGCCGTTTTAAAAGAAACGCGGAATTTAATACAAAAGAAATTAACTGATATTTCGCCCAAATTTGCGGAAGCTAGTAATAAATATCATAAAGTGAAGTATCTGCAAGATCAGCTTAAAACACAATTAAAAGATATGCGTGTTGCAAAAAATTTAAAAGATACTTTTGCTAAAGATAAAGCTTATGAAGAACTATTTAGAAACCTTGACGATTTAGCGCCAAAAAAATACAAGTTTGTTTCTAAGTTAGAAGATATAATTGCAGCTGAACAATTAAATAAATTAGCACCAACAATAGGCTCAGAACAAGCGCCTTTATCATTGGGCTTAATTTTTAGGGGTGGTATAGGAATGGGTTCGGCAGGGACTGCATTACCATTATTCAGCCCGAAAGTGCATAAACAATTAATTCGTGGTATGGGAAAATATGCAAATATTAAACCTACAACTAGGGCAGCGCTTAAAGATATAACTTTAGGGCTAAGGAGGGGACGTGACAACTCCAAATAGAAGCGAACTTACATTTTATACTAATAGGCCTTTGTATGCTCAGGACTGGGAAGATAATTGGTTAAAAGTAATTGCATGGCTTACAGACGGCGATTATGATTTTACGATCAATAATTTAACTTTACAAGATTTATCCGTGCTTGGTTCTTTAGTGTTTACGGGCGATATAAGCGTAGGGGTGGTAACATGCACAGACCTGGTCTGCACAACCAATGATATTACATGTGATTTAGGCAATATTGTTTGTTCTGTAGGCGATATAACAGCGACTGCTGGCGATATTGTTGCTACGGCAGGAAATATAACAGCTACAGTAGGCGATATAACAGCGACTGCTGGGGATGTGAATTGTAATAATGTTTTTTATAATTCTGCAAAAACAAAATATTTAGCTATATTACCATGTGATTTCCAAATA